GAAGCAAGACTAGTTGTTAAACATAGTCAACCAGTTAATTTAGATTTAGCTGCCGGCCGCACAATGCACATTGACAGCATTTATATTGAAAATGCTCAAGGCGAACGCTTTCGTTATCCTTACAAACATTTGAATGGTGCTCGTGCTCTAGCAGAACATATCAAGCACGGCGGTACTCCTTATGATAGCATTGGCAAACACATCAGCAGTTTATCAGAAGAACTAGCAAGTCTACGCAAATTTAAAGGTTATGTTAATCGTCAAGCACAAGTAAGCGAAGCAATGGGCAATGTAACTGATCGTGTATTAGATCGCATTGACCAAATTAAAGAAACAATTCATAAATTACAGCGTCCAGCATACTACGAATCATTTGTAGAATCATTTGAAGAACAAGAAGAATTAATGATCCCGGAAGAGATTAGTAATGATCTAATCGATCGGTTGACTATTCGTACATTTAACGAAGATTTAAAAGCAGTGTTCCCATACATTTATAAATTTGTTGATGAATCAGAATTACCAGTATTAGAACTTAATGCCGAAGACCTAGTTGATGAATCATTTAGAACTGAGGCGGCAATAAAAACAGATTGGCATCAGCGTTACAAAGAACATAAAAAACGTCACGATGATCATTTTAACAGTGACGAGCCTGATGAAGATTCTGCTGCAAAAGCAGGCAAGTCAGCTAGACATGCGGCCAAACAACATGAAATAGAAACAGGTAAAAAGATCCCTGGAGCAGACGAGTTTGACATGTATGAAAGTTTAGATCCAGAACTGGCATTTGAATCTTTTATGGATTCGATTGTAACCGAAGATGATCAAGATGAATACGGTCAAGGAATCTTTGACCATAATCCAGATGTTAAGCAGGCTAACCTAAAAAAAGTAAATCAAATATTTTCCGCTGATAAACTAACCCCAGGTGTTGCTGGTATTAATCTAGAAGAATTAACTAAACTAATTCCTTTACCTGCGTTTATTGCTAAAATTGAAGAACTAAAACAAATTACAAAAGACAGCACTGATAAAGATGTAACAACTACTATTGAAGTTATGTTAACAGAATTAGCTCAGGATAACGAAGAGCTTGCTGAAATTTTACAAAACGGTCTAATTGATTTTGGTGGCGACAGCGGCGAAGTAGGCGGAGCAGATGTTGCTCCAACACCAGCACCTGCGGCTGCTCCAACACCAGCACCAGCACCTGCGGTTCCGCCAGAACCTGTGCCAGAAGTGCCACCAGTTGCGCCACCAGCAGGTGCTCCAGCAGAACCGTTACCCCCAGAAGTGCCAGCGGCACCGATTGCCGAAGGTGAAGAAGATGACGCACCGTGGCACAAGCATACTCCGCACGATGCTCCAAAGAACACATTTAAAAAGCCAATGAAGCCTGGCGGTGAAAAAGATCGTTTGAAAGCACTAATCCATAAGGCAATCAGCAAAGGTGCTACAGGCGACCACACTATGGATTTGGGTCCAAGAGAAATCAAATTACATGACGCAATCAAAGAGTGCGGCATGGATCCTACAGAGTTTGGATTAGAACCAGAAGTAAATGGCACTGAAGAAATGATCAAATTTATTAGCGGATTCTATGATAAAGAATCTGGAGCATTTCCGTTGGGCGCAATGCGTATTAAGATCAAATTAAAGAAAGCGGCTGAAGATGGCGCATTTGGTGATGTCGCAGAAGATGAATTAGGAAAAGTATTAAAGTTCATTGACATGAAAGATCCGGGCGCAGGCAATGCTGACCATGAGCAACATGCTATTTTACGACTAGCCGGTGTTTCGCATAATGATCGTACAGTTGACGAAGAGGGTCCAGATTTTTCTAATATGATGAAAGGTATGGGCGGTGATGTTAATTCGATGTTTAATCAAATGAAAGCAACTCCTGGCGCAAATGTTACTAGCACATCGTCTAGTTCTGGCAACATGGATGCTGAACAGTTTGATAAACTGCAACAACTAATGAAACAGTTTCAAAACGCAAAATTAAAAATTGGTGATCAAGAATTTGGTGTAGATACCCTGAATGACCCGGACAAGATGGGTCAACAAATACAAAAAGGTATTGGCGGTATATTCCAGGGGCTTCAAGGGCAAGTTCCTAACCAGAATGTACAACTGCCAGGTAACAGCGGTCAGTTTAACCCACAAGATATGATGAAACATATCATGTCGTTGATGCCCAAAAACTAATAAATAAAAAAAGGATAACGAATATGTCACAATTCAACGGATTATTAAGAAAATATATTGATATGGTTAATGAGGCAGGAAACACACTGGGTGCACCTGTAGGGCTGGGAGCACCAACACCACCAGCTGGACAAGAATGGTACGATGATAACGGCACTAATAAATTACGTCCTATTGCTGCACCAGCACCAGCACCAGCACCAGCAGGGCCTGCTAATCCATGGGCTGGCAAAGATCCTGCTAAAGAAGCCGCTTGGGCAAAATTGAGCCCAGAAGACCAAAAATGGCTAGGCGGTGCTGATCCTACAGATAAAATTATTTTAGCTCGTGCTCCGAGCAATGGCGGCTTTCTAGGATCATTAGGATTCGGCAAAAAGCCGGCGGCGGCACCTGCGGCGGCACCAGCACCTGCGGCGGCACCTGCGGCGGCACCAGCACCTGCGGCGGCACCAGTAGACACTACTGATCCATTAAATCCAGCTAATGCCGTTAACGCACAAGATGCTAAGTTAAGAGCCAACGGTGTTGATCCTGCTACAGGACAAATGATAGCTATGAAAGATCCTAAAACTGGACAAATGATCAATCCAGAAAATGGGCTTCCTGTTACTCCTCAAACTGCAGCGGCACCGGTCACTCAACAAGCGGCAAAGCCTAGAATTCCAGCTAAGTCTGATCCAGCGGTACAAAAGATTCAACAAGATTTAATTGCCAAAGGCGCAAAAATTAAAGCTGACGGTGTCATGGGACCAGCAACACAAGCGGCTATGAAACAATTTGGTCAAGGCGGTAAACCTGCTCCTGCTTCAGTTAGCGGATCATATAACGCTATGGGAGATTACACCGGAGCAATGGAATCTGTAACTTACAATGAAGATCAAGCATTAGCACGTATTGTACAGTTAGCAAGAGGTTAATATGAAATCGTTGCGTGAATATATTAATATAATTAAAGAAGCCGATGGAGTAACTAATCCTTGGCCAGCCGGAACTCCACATGCGGCAGCATGGGATACTATGAGTCCAGAGGATAAAAAATGGTTAGGTGGCGCTGATCCAACTGACAAATATATTTTAGCTCGCGCACCGAACGGCGGCAAACCAGTTGCTCAACCTGCTCCTGTAGCGGCACCTGCTCCTGTAGCGGCACCTGCTCCTGTAGCGGCACCTGCCGAAACACCTGCTCCGCAACAAGCGGCTAATCCAACTCCGCCAGCAGTAACCCCTCCTAAGACACCTGCTCCATCGGATTCTAAAGTATTAACATTACAAAACAAATTAATTGGCCTGGGAGCAAAGATTAAAGCTGACGGAATTATGGGCCCGCAGACTCAAGCGGCAATGAAGCAATACGGATTAGACATTAACGGTAATCCTGTTAAAGATGCGAAGACTGGTCAGCCAGTAACTAATGATAAAACTGCCTCCGCAATTATTCAACGTGGTGGAGTTGCTCCGGCAGAAATTACACCAGACATGATTTCTGCGCAACAAGCGCGAAGCAATATCGAAGCACAGCGAGCAAATACTATGACTCCAACCGGTGCTCCAACAACTACCCGAGCAGACGGGCAAGAAGTATATAAAACTCAATCTGGAAAAGAAGTTGCTGTTGGAAGTTTAACAGACAAACGTAATCAACGACAAGCAGAATATCAAGCACAGAATCAAGCGTTCTTAGCAAAACAAGCTGAAGAAAAAGCTGCCAAAGCAGCCGCCGCATCAGGCCAAGGACCAAAACCAGTAACTGCGACACCCCCAGCGGCACCGGCCGCATCGGGCAATGTTCCGCCTGCTCCAATAAACCGAAAAGAGCAAGCAGAATGGGCAAAACAATATGGTGGAAAGTATGATCCAAAGACTGGCGCACCATTACAAGAAACTATGAGTCGTTCGGATAAAGTACTTTTGGACAAGATGTTAACTATCGCCGGGCTAAGATAATTGGCATAAAAATACCACATTTAAAGCAAGATTTCTCTTGCTATACTAAATAAAAGCGTGTACAATTACTTGTATGCGCTTTTTGCTTTAAGTAGATCTTAAAGCAATATTAGGCAAAAAGAGCAGTAAACAAAGGCATATATAAAGGAGAACTATTATGGCAACTTTGGCAGAAATTAGAGCAAAACTTAAGGCATCCGAAAATAAAGGATCAGACAATAACAGAACAGGTGGAGACAATTCCATTTATGCGTTCTGGAATTTAAAAGAAGGCGACGAATCCGTACTGCGATTCTTACCAGATGGTAACGCCGATAACACATTTTTCTGGGTTGAACGTGCAATGATCAAATTGCCATTCGCTGGGATCAAAGGTGAATCAGAAAGCAAACAAACTATCGTTCAAGTACCATGCGTTGAAATGTATGGCGATACTTGCCCGATCTTATCTGAAGTACGTGCGTGGTTTAAAGACCCGGCATTAGAAGATATGGGTCGTAAGTATTGGAAGAAACGTAGTTATATTTTCCAAGGTTTCGTTGTCGAAGACGGGCTAAAAGAAAAAGAAACAGCAACAAACCCAATCCGTAGATTTATTATTGGTCCTCAGATCTTTACATCAATCCGTGCGGCATTGGTTGATCCAGAGTTGGAAGACTTGCCAACAGACTATGTACACGGTATTGACTATCGTATGAAGAAAGGTTCAAAAGGCGGTTACGCTGATTACTCAACTTCATCATGGGGTCGTCGTGAGCGTCCATTGAGTGATGAAGAACAAGCCGCTATTAAGACTCATGGTTTGTTTAATTTGAACGACTTCCTACCTAAGAAGCCAACTGATGTTGAGCTAAAGGTTATGAAGGAGATGTTCGAAGCGTCAGTCGATGGCGATCCATACGATATGGAACGTTGGGGTCAATATTTCAAACCAGCTGGCATGAGCCAAAACACTGGTGATCCACAAAAAACATCAACTCCTAAGGCAGCTCCAGCGGCATCACACGATGACGAAGATGCTCCTGCTCCAGTAGCAAAAGCTACTCCTGCTCCAGCATCAGCGGCTGAAGCAAGTGGCGGTGGTGACTCACGTGCCCAAGACATCTTGGCAATGATTCGCAATCGTCAGAAGTAAAAAAAACACGGCTTGGGCCTCTGTGACTTAGTCATACGCCCTGGTTCTCACATCTATTAGGAGAATAATAATGGCAAGAGTACAAAAAATTAATGAGAACTTCTCTCTGAGTTTTAACAGCAGAGAAGATCAGACAGGCGACACAGTAGCAGACATTGATGTTAGATTTGACAACCCCAAGGATGATTCTGTTATAATTAACAGACTAAACACTTGGCTTATAGCAATTGGTCGTACTGACATTGTTGTAAGTCCAAAGAAACTACCAAAGGGTGAATAATTATGGCTACTAAAGCATTCGACTTATCAAAATTTAGAAAAACTTTGACCAAGTCTATCGACGGACTTGGCGTGGGATTTAACGATCCTACAGATTGGGTTAGTACAGGCAACTTTACACTTAACTACCTAATCAGCGGTGATTTTAACAAAGGTATTCCTTTGGGTAAGGTTACTGTGTTTGCTGGAGAAAGTGGTGCAGGTAAGAGCTTTATCTGTTCAGGTAATCTAGTACGCAACGCACAAGCACAGGGCATTTATGTTATCTTGATTGATACTGAAAATGCGCTGGATGAAAAATGGCTACACGCACTTGGTGTAGACACCGCCGAAGACAAACTTCTTAAACTCAACATGGCAATGATCGATGATGTGGCTAAAACCATTCACGAGTTCATGAAAGAGTACAAAGAAATGGCAGAACGTCCTAAGGTCCTATTTGTCATAGACTCATTGGG